ATGTTTACTGGAATTGGAAAATCCATATCCCAAGCATGTAAGTCGTCATCAAAGTTAACCCCTTGAACTGCTTGAACACCTTGAGTTCCCTGTACGCCTTGAACCATACTTGTTGGGTCAGTGTAGTAGGTCGGCCTTACTTTGCCACGCATTGCACGTGAAAAATCTTCAGCAACATCTACCATATCGATAGTGATGTAAGGGTATTTCTGGTCACGAAGTTCTTGGTCAGGTTGACCAAACCAAACTTCAACAGTTCGTGTTGAACCTTCTTCAGTGACTGACTTTTGGTCTGTAACGGTCATCCCTTTTAGCAAATTTCTCAGGGCTTCATCTTCAGCAAGTAGGAAACTCATAGGTCACCGAAGTGCTTCTCTAAGCGTCCAACAAAAAAGTGTTCTGCTTCATCTTGTCGGTTTTTAAAACGACGAACAGCAGCGGTAGGTTGAGTGTTTGGAGTGCCATACTCAAGGTCCATGGCACTTTGGTAATGCTTCTTAGACACGTGGGCTTCAAAGCCATTCTTTCCGTGTGACACACGAAGGGTACGCGATACATCTGATGGCCAACCGCTTGCCTGCGCTTCGGAACGAAGACGTGCAGACATAAGCCTTGTAGTCTCGTGACTAGCGGCTTTTATTGCGTTATTAAATTTAGATAAAGTCACTTCTTCTTGGCTCTTTTCACAGAGGCTGCGGCAACTTTTCCACCAACATACCCTGCGACAAGGCCAGCGATTATCGGTTCACGGTGTTTAGGACGATACCCAAAAATTCCACGCATGAACTCTTCGACTTCTTCTTTACCGTGCATATCGACTGCACGCTCATACCAAGGCTTCCAAGCCATTTATAATCCCCTTTGTCGCAAGTAGTGGGCACTACACGGAGTCCGCACGGAGTTCCGATGAGACAAGGATAGAAGAAAGGCCCCGATTAAGGGGCCTAACTCTTACTTCTTTTCTTTCTTCTCCCGCTTTTCTTCGGCTTTTTCGCCTTTCTTGCCTTTCTTGCCTTCCTTCTTTTCGTGGGCTTTTTCTTTCTTCTTTATGCCCTTGATAATCTTTTTATCAATAGCCCTGTCTTCTTCAAGAGTTTTAGGCTTTTTCTTCTTTCCATGAGCCTCGTCTTTCTTCTCAAACTCTTCTTTTTGTTCCTTGTCAAACCCAGCCTTTTTCAAAAGGCCTTTATCTTTCTTTTCGTCTGCTTCTTTTGTGTACTTGGCCATTACATACCGCGTTTTCTTGGCATAGCCTGCTTCTTACCCTTAGAGGCACGAAGCATCTTCAAATCTGGTGCATCAATCTTACTTTTATTTCCAGCAAGAGCAGCCATCTTCTTCTGCTTGGGAGATAACTTCTTCATTAGTTCCCCTTCTTGCAGATGCTGCACTTGCACTTGCAATTTCTCATTTTACAGGAGAGAGCCATTACTTCTTCTCCTTCTTTTTGTCGTCCTTTTTCTTTGCATACTTCTTGTTAGCAGCGGCTAGAGTCTTTTCGCCATGCTTGTCTTTTGGCTTCATACATCCGCATGTAGCGCACATAGTGGTTCCTATCTGTAGTTGGAGGTTTTCTTTGCAATCTTCTTAGGTTGTTGAACGAACTGCTTGCCTTTTTTATTACCTTCAGCCTTAGCCTTGTTGGTCGCAGCCTTTTCTGAAGGAGATAAAGCATCCCATGCTTTGTCAGGCAAGTAACGCTTTTTTCCCCTTGATTCTTTGCCATCAGAGGTACGCCACTTTTCATTAGACCATTTCTTTAATGACTGTTGTGATTTTGCAAGAGCCATTAGTTCTTGTACCCTCCGCCTGCCTTCTTGTACTCTGAAGCAAGCAGTTGAGCCTTACGTGCTGACCATTCTCCAGGGTCACCGCCCTTAGTGCCAGCCTTAATCTTCTTGAAGAGCGATGCTCTCATACCAGGCTTGGTGTAGTTACCAGCCTCATTTACTTTTGACTTTGGTTTTGCTGACTTTTTTTCTGCCATTTGTTACTCCTTTACCTGCTGGTACGCAATTAGGAACCTTCTTACCATTCTTTATTTTCATGCCTTTTTGAATGTAGCCATCCCAGCAAGGGCCTTGAGAGGCCATTACTTCACCTTCTTGTGAGGATTCTTTTTGTGCCAATCTTTAACAGCCTTAGCACCCTGCTCAATAGTCTTAGAGCCACCCTTTTTTGTCAGGTTAATCTTGTCCCATTTACCAGCCTTAGCCTTAGCCTCATGGTCAACTACGACATCGCCCTTACTGTTCTTTTTGACAGTATGTTTTACGCCAGCAACTTTAAGTGTTTTTGCCATTAGTCGAACTTAACCGCTTTCCTCTTGTAACGGATAGGAGGTTTTGGCTTACGAACGTAGCCGCCCTTCTTTTTACGCAATTTTGCTCCACCTGACTCGTATTTATCTTCAGTTACGGCAGTATTAACTGATTTTTGTGGAGATTTACCTACGCGACCACCAGGAGTCTTTTTACGAGGCATTATTTAACCTTCTTCTTAGGTGAGTTAACACTAGAGTGTTTTTCTTGCAATTTTGCTAATTCTACTTCGTGTTTCTTTTTTAAAGCCTCAATTTCTAGTTTTTGAGACTTTGGAGCAGTTCTACCTGTCATTGCCTTTATTCCTCCACCGTTTGGATACTTGAGTGGGGCTGGCTCAAGTTTTGTTAATATCATTTCTTCTTCTTCTTTGAAAGTCCTGCTTGATTAAGGCCAATTGCTACGGCTTGTTTCTTAGACTTAACTTTCTTATCAGATTTACCAATGTTAAGTTCGCCCTTTTTATACTCCCGTATTACCTTTTCAACTTTTCCCTTTTGTTTTGCAGTTGCTTTAGGCATTACTTATCCCCTTCTTCTTGGTCTTCTTCGTCCCAAGCATGGTCATCGTAGTCTTCTGCTAACTCAAATTCTTTATCAATTTCATCCATTAACTTTTCATCAAAAAGGTCTGGGTCCAACTCTGGTTCAAAGTCCACGCGTAACCTCCTAGTTTGCGTACTGTTGGAACTGTGGGTCGTTTACAAGTTCCTCTGCGTTTACTTGGTTACAGTCTATCGTCACTACAGAGTAACGGTCTTTATATCTTCCACGAGGGTTCACGCGTGTGGGCGTGAAAACTAGGTTTTGAAACACCACCCTGTCCTTGATGTGAGAGGTAGGCTCAGAGACAATTACTGGAAGAAGTCTATTGACGTCATCTACGGCAATTACAAGGCGCAGAGTGTCCACTGTATAAAAGCCTCGTTCGTTCATGACGTTATTGCCGCGAATTTGTTGCGCCAAAATAACTGGCATGTCAAAAGGCTCATCCCAACGACGACCTAAACCACTAGTTTGGTTAGAGGTATCGTAGATGGGGTCTACGTAATCTTCGTAGTTATCTGCAAACTCTGTAGGGTTCCAAAGCCACCAATCTACAGCGGTGCCTACAGGTAGGCGTAGTTCATCAACCATACCCTCATCCATAGAGGAGGTTTCGTAGTCTATCTTAAAACGGCCTTCTACACGGTTACCACGCATAGGTCAAGTATGGTGCATAGCCTAGCCTACAGGCTATTAATCAAGTAAGTTTTTTTGTATTTCTTTCAAAACAACGTCTTTAGTGCGTGTTTTACCAAAAATCCTATAGCGTTCTTCTAAGGATACCCCTCTTCCAAAGGTGCTTATTGATTTTGAGCCCATAGTAGACAGGTGATACAACTCTTTTGACAATACAAACCTTTTTAAAGTCACTTTTTTATCAGTCATAAATTCTGCGTACATAATAGGCTCATCTTTTTCAATTATTAAATCTCCAGAAGTATTCCACAGTTGGAGTTCGCACACATATGGTCTAAACCATTGTCCAATATCGTATTCTCCTGGAACAATTGAGCCATAAACAGTGTGCTTTGCTTTATGAAAGTATGGAGGAGTAAACTTTGCAGTTAAAGATTCGCTTGCAAAAAATATGTATTGAAGTTTATACACCATAGTAGGTCCAGTAAGAAGTGTGGGTTTTCGTATCATCTCTAACCCCATAAAAGTTTTTGAAAGCGGTTTTATAGTAACGTTTTCAATAGACGTAGCACTATATTCGTATTCTGAATGAACAGGATTAGTAAAAACATAAGTTCTTTTTAAACTTTTTGTCATTGCAGGACATGCAAGAAAAGATTCACTTCCTGCATCTGGATTTCTTACT